GCGGAGTACTACGTGAGGCCGGAGCCACAACACTAGTAAATTTTTGTGCACGGCGTGGGGGTTCATCATCCTCATCAACCGGTTCTGATACTCTTTTCTTTGGAGGCGGTGTATCTTCCTCATAGCTCTCAGCATCTTCAAAATGCTCAGGGAATCTCTTGCGCATCGTTTTATCGATGGTTTTGAAGTACTCTTCAGTACCAACATAGTCCGCACCATACTCTTTGGCTAACTTCTTGTCAAGCCCCATCGCAGACATAGTCATTTCTTCGTCTACTCCCCACCAATCACTGTTGGATTGAACCCACTTCTGAGTACGGGGGTTAACTGCTGGACCTTCGGATTTTGCGGGGGTGTATTCCTTCTCTTCTACTTCTATTGGACGCAACCCTTGAGCTTTGTCCAATTTTAAAGTAGCTCTAGAAATATCTGCTTGAGCATCGGCAAGAGCATCTACATCACCCATCTCGTGAGCTTCTTTGTACTTTTTCTTGGCGTTTACCAACTCCAAGTCAGCAGAAGTTTGAGATTGCTCAATGAATGCTTTACTACCAGTTGATAGCTGCTGTTGAAGACGTTTGTTTTCTTCAAACACTTGTTTAGCAAAGGATTCTGCCGCCTCGCGTTCACGAAAGGCTTCTTCTTTTGCTCGGCGTTCGTCGTGATAGCCACGGGTGAACTTCTTGATACGCGCCTGAACCTTCTCGTCGTACGAGGATAACTCGTCCTCCGTCGGGTCTTCGACCGGCTCCTTCATCGGCTGCGAGCAACCCAGATGTCTTTGATAAGGTCACGGAGTGGTATACGTCTGGACCACGCCAGCGTCTCCAGCCGGGTGGCGTGATTATTGTCGTTATGACGCGTTGGGCCATGCGAGATTTGACGGGTCAGGTGTTAAAAGCTGCCGCTGCCCGTGGTGGGGATAAGTGGGACGTGATTGAGTTCCCTGCGATCATGCCTAGTGGTAAACCCTTATGGCCTGAGTTCTGGTCATTGGCAGAACTAGAGGCGCTTCGCGAAGAACTCCCTAATGCGAAGTGGCAAGCTCAGTATCAGCAGAACCCTGTAGGTAATGAGAGTGCGATTATCAAGAGAGATTGGTGGAAGTGGTGGGAGAAAGACGATCCACCAGAATGTGAGTACATACTTCAGACTTGGGACACGGCGTTTGAGAAGAACAATCGGGCTGACTATTCCGCAGGTACGACGTGGGGGATATTTGCTAATGACGAGGACAACGGGGCTAAGAACATCATCTTGTTGAACACATATAAGAAGCGGGTTGAGTATCCGGAGTTGAAAAGAGATGTTCTTAAAGAGTACCAAGAGTATGAGCCGGACGGAGTTCTGATTGAGAAGAAAGCGTCGGGCGCTCCGCTCATCTATGAGTTAAGGGCGATGGGTATACCTGTACAGGAGTACACGCCTAGCAAGGGACAAGACAAAATTTCCCGTTTAAACTCCGTATCAGACATAATTGCGTCCGGTAAGGTGTGGGTGCCGCAGACTCGTTGGGCTGAAGAGCTTGTTGACGAGGTTGCTGCGTTCCCCTCTGGCGAGCATGACGACTTGGTTGACGCGACTACTTTAGCGTTAATGCGCTTCCGCGCTGGTGGGTTCTTACGCTTACCAAGCGATGAGCCTGAAGAGATTGAATGGTTCCGCAGCCGCAGTAAAGAGCGGTACTACACAGTATAAGGACACGATATGGCAACAGGAATGATGGACAGAGGTTTATACCAAGCACCTATGGGGCTACCCACAGAAGACATGGGTCCTGATATAGAGATTGAAATAGAAGACCCAGAAGAAGTAAATATTGGACTGGGTGATATAGAAATTCAACTCAAGCCCGAGAAAGAAACAGCAGAAACTTTCGATGCCAATCTTGCTGAGTACATGGACGATGGGGACTTATCTGGGCTGGCGAATGAGTTAGTAGAAGATTTTGATAAAGACCAGATGGACCGTAGAGACTGGGTGAAGACCTATGTTGACGGGTTGAAGTTACTTGGTCTGCAGTACGAAGATAGAACAGAGCCGTGGCAAGGCGCTTGCGGTGTGTTCCACCCCATGTTGACTGAGTCTGTTGTGCGCTTCCAAAGTGAAGCGATGATGGAGACCTTTCCCGCTATGGGGCCGGTCAAGACACAGATCATCGGCGCTATAGACTTGTTGAGAGAAGAAGCCGCCGCCCGCGTGCGCGAGGACATGAACCACCAGTTAACAGATGTGATGACTGAGTACAGACCTGAACATGAGAAGATGTTGTGGTCATTGCCTATTACGGGCTCGGCGTTTAAGAAGGTGTACTTCGATCCTAGTAAGGGTCGCCAAGTAGCTGTGTTTATACCAGCAGAAGATATTGTTGTGCCGTACGGCGCGTCGAGTATTGAGGATGCTGAGCGCGTTACGCATGTGATGCGCAAGACAGAAAACGAAGTTATAAAGTTACAAGAAGCTGGGTTTTATTGCGATGCAGATTTAGGTGAGCCCGGTTATGAGTTAGATGATATTGAGAAGCAGAAGGCCGAAGAACTCGGCATGAATGCGACGCAGGATGATCGCTACCGTATCCTCGAGATGCACGTTAACTTGGACTTGAAGGGGTTTGAGCACGAGGATAAGAAAGGGCGTGCTACGGGTATTGCGCTGCCATACGTTGTGACTCTTGAGAAAGGGTCTCGCACTATTCTTGCTGTTAGAAGGAATTGGTATGAAGATGACGTCCTCCACACGAAGCGCCAGCATTTTGTGCACTATCAGTACATCCCCGGCTTTGGCTTCTACGGATTTGGACTTATACATCTCATTGGAGGTTATGCCAAATCAGCAACCATGCTCATCCGTCAATTGGTTGATGCTGGCACTCTCTCAAATCTCCCCGGAGGACTTAAATCACGGGGCCTTCGCATTAAAGGTGATGACACGCCGATTCAGCCCGGAGAGTTCCGCGACGTAGATGTGCCAAGTGGCAGTATCAGGGACAACATTCTCCCTCTGCCATACAAGGAGCCATCACAAGTATTGATGGCGTTGTTCCAGCAGATCGTGCAGGAAGGCCGTGCCTTTGCGTCGAGTGGGGATATGAACGTCAGACATGAGCACTAACGCTCCTGTTGGCACAACACTAGCTCTGCTTGAGAGAACTCTAAAGGTGATGACCGCTGTTCAAGCGCGTCTGCACTATGCCATGAAGCAGGAGTTCAAGTTACTCAAGGTGATCATTGCGGACTACACACCAGATGAGTACGACTACAAACCTGAAGAGGGTAGTCGCAAGGCGAAGAAGTCTGACTACGAGTCTACAGAAGTTATTCCCGTTAGTGATCCAAACGCCGCGACTATGGCGCAGAAGATCGTGCAGTATCAAGCTGTTCTTCAGTTAGCACAAAGCGCACCGCAGTTGTACAACTTGCCGCTTCTACACCGCCAGATGATTGAGGTGTTGGGTATTAAGAATGCTAACAAATTGGTCCCTGTTGAAGATGATCAAGTACCGACTGATCCAGTACAAGAGAATCAGAATCTGTTGACCGGCAAACCGGTCAAGGCGTTCATGGAGCAGAACCACGAAGCGCACATTCAGACACATATGTCTGCGATGCAGAATCCGAAGATCATGCAGTTGTTGGCGATGAACCCACAAGCCCCTGCTCTACAGGCGGCGATGATGGCGCACATCAACGAGCACATTGCGTTTGAGTATCGCAAGCAGGTTGAGATGGCTATTGGCGCACCGCTCCCCGGCGAAGAGCAAAACAAACATATGCCTCCAGAGATGGCGGATCAAATTGCGATGGCTACTGCCAAGGCGTCGTTACAGTTGCTCCAGCAAGCTCAACAGCAAGCGGCGCAACAACAAGCCCAGCAACAGATGCAGGACCCAGTTGTCCAGATGCAGATGCAAGAGTTGCAGCTTAAACAACAAGACTTACAACTCAAGGCGCAGAAGCAAGCGGCTGACATGGCGGCTAAGGCTGACCAGATTCGCATCGAGGAGTCTCGTATCCAAGCGCAGATGGACATTGCGGCTATGCAGGTGGGCGCTCAGTCCGCCGCTAAGAAAGATCAGTTGGACAGACAACAACAGGCTGACGTCATACGACTGGGC